CGTCAACGGTTACTGGCCCGAGAGCGGCGACGGTCCTGATTTGCTGCTCGATCCGACAAATGCAGGCTACACAATTCCGGTTGACGCTGTAAGTGAAGGCGCGCTGATTCCGTTTAGCAACTCATGGCAGCTTATCGTTGTTGGTGTGGATACGGAATATATTTTGTCCATTCCGGTGCCGCAGACCGCGAATACGCCAGTCCTTGAACGCGGATTGCAATGCGCGCCGGTTGTTGCAGCCGTGGCTCTGAATCCTCTTTATGCCGCTGCCGACGAGCACGCAATATGAGCGGGTTCGATCAAGGAACTATTCAGCAAGGCATCTTCGCGCAGACGAAGCAATTTGGTTTTATATTGCGTGGTACTGGCGAACCCGTACCTGGAGCCGGCGTCGTCGGCGATGTGTACATAGACACACAGACTTGGTTTCTGTACGTGAAGCGTTCTAATGACAAAACGAGTCCGTGGGGTAACTATCTGTTTGCCGTGCCAGCGACTTATCAAGCCGCGCTGAATTGGTTCAGCTCCGCGCAACCAACAAACGATCTTGGCGTGAACGGCGATTACTGTTTGCTGTGGGGTGGTTATCCGAATTACGGACTGCAGCCGTCCATCCTTGGACCAAAGGCGGCCGGTACGTGGCCTGCCAACCCTGTAGCAGTGGCGGTCGCGCTTAACCCGATTTATACAGCTGAAAACGAGCACGCCGTATGAGTTACAATTCAGCCACCGATTTTATTGGGCTGCTGCGGCTCGTTGGTAGCGGCGTGCGTTCGGAAAGAATGCCGGGGCTTGATTACATCGTTGCCGCGCTGGCCCGCGCCGGCATGTTCGCTCTTTCAGTCGGGCAGACGGCGCCAACTGTAAATCAGGCGAGCACGTTCTGGTTTCAGCCTGCCATTCCGTCTTGGACGGCCGAAGGCACGTTGTACATCTGGAACCCAGTAGCGGCGGCTTATCAGATCGCGACGCCTGCGCTGTGGCAAGCGTTTCTGTCGCCGGCCGGTTCGGTTTTTCAATCATTGCCAAACGCGAACAACGTCATCAATCCGGGTGTGTCACTTGCTGCTGTACAGCGTGCCGCGCCGGCCAACACAGCCGTACAGCTTCCGTCGATTGCAGCGCAGTACCTTACGCAAAAGGATCTTGTGCTTACTGATTTTTCTACGGGCGTTGTCAATCATCAAATTCTAGTTTCGCCAGTCGGCGGCGCTACGATCATGCAAGGCGCGACATTGAATTTGCAATCCACTGCCGATTATCTGGCACGCGTGCGGCTCCGCCCCTCCCCCGATCTTAACTCTTGGGTTTCGATACCATGAAAATACTCCGTTTCGCCGCTCTTGCGCTCTTGCTGGCTTGCGTACCGGCTTCCGCGCAACAAACGGCGATCCATTCTGTGCCGATCGGCAAGGGCGCCGGTAATATCGGGTTCAACGCTGCGGCGCCGGGCGCAGCTGGGCAGCCGCTTGTCAGCAACGGCCCAACTGTCGACCCCGCCTTCGGCACGATTGCAAACAGCGGGTTTACGCCCGGCGCTGCGAACACGGTGAAAGGCAGTTTGAACGGTACGACGGTAGCGGACTTGCCGTTGCCGCCATGTACGGCCGTTAATCAAGCGCTGAAATACACACCCGGCGTCGGTATCAATTGCAGCGCCGTCAGCACGACGGGCGGTTACGACATGCCGATCAATTTCGGTTTGTCGGCGCTCGCTTCCGGCAACGCGCTTACCATCACTTTGACGCAAGCAAGCGGCGCCGCGCCCAGCAGCAGCAACCCGGTTATAGTGCCTTTCCGGTCCGCGGTAGCGACGACCGGCACGGTGACGTTTGCCACTATTTCCGCCACGCAATCCGTAACCATCCCCAACGGTGCGACGCTCGGTACTTCAAACGGCGTGCCGTTCCGTGTCTGGATTTTTCTGGAGTACAACGGTGGCACGCCTGAGTTGGCGGTATCGACGTGCAGCAATCAAACTACGGTATTCCCGTGTGCGACGTGGGAGCATACGCTTCCGACCACTCAGACTATCGGCGGTTCTTCCAATACCGGCGGTACGCTGTATGCTACGACCGGCGTTGCCGCCGATGCCGTACGGATTGTCGGATTTTGCAGCTTCGGAAGTGGCCTAGTCACTGCCGGTGCTTGGGCCAGTTCGTGTACGAGTTTGCAGGTGTTCGGTCCCGGCGTCGCGAAGCCGGGCGATGTGGTGCAGACGCTCAGTCCGGGTACGCCAACAGCATCGCTGTCTATCACGCCGACTTCGGCGGTTAACCTGATAAAATTTATAGCTTCAATCAGTTGCTCCGCGCCAGCGTCGGCGACTGCTGTTGGGATACAATTCAAGCGAGCTTCTACAGTACTTGCCACTCAAAACATCGGCGGTACAAGCAGTACCGGCATGGATGGCATCGCTGGTATTTCCGTATTCGACGCGCCGGGTGTTGCTACGCCGCCGATCACTTACAGCATCGGGGGCACGGGATCGACCTGTACGTTGATTGGTTCAGAGTTAATCGAACTTGACGAAATCCAAGGGTGACGACATGACAAATCCGTACATCGCACAGCAGCGCGCCCAGTTCGCGGACCAGATAACCGACCCGACGACGCACGATCAAGTATGCGCCATGATGATAACTGAAGATGGCGCACACCCGGAGCCGTGCCTCGAAAGCCTGCTCAACCGCATTCTGTATTGCAATTCGCACGGTTATAAGCAAACCGTTCTTTCGATGCTGCACAGCGGTTTCTATGGCCCGTATAATCGGGGTACGTATCCCCGGACGATCAGGCAGCTTCACGCCAGCCCGTCGCTGCAAGCACGGATGAACGCCGCAATCGCGACTGTGATGGCGGGCAGCGACCTCATTCATGGCTTTACCGATCAAGGGTTGCCGACAGATCCGAACGGAATGCGGCAACCGCAGATGCACCTTGGCGGCAACATCTTCAACGACTGGGGTGGCGGTCCTGGCGGCCACGACGGTGCCGAAGCGTGGCGGCGGGTATTTGAAGCAGCGGCAGCCAAAGTAGCGCCCTCGTTGCCTTGGCTCCCCACAGTTGGACTGCACACCACCGACAATCTGCAAACCGCGCTCAATAGCTTTGGCTACGTGCCGCCGCTCAGCGTAGACGGGCAGTATGGCGACGCTACTAAAGCGGCAATAAAATGGTTCCAGGCGAAGCACTCCCTTCTCGTTGATGGCGTGCCGGGGCCGAAAACGTGGGATACAGTTGATGCCGTCATTGATACAGCATGAGGGGCGGTAGGGGGTAGGAATGGCTTTTGGATTTGAGGCCAACAACATACTTTTGTTTCTAATCGCGGTTTTAAACGCCTACGCTGCTTTCATGGCGTGGCGTACTCATAGTCTCACGCAGACTATAGAGATTTCAACTAATTCCATGAAAGATGCTCTTGTAAAGGCAACTGCCGAAGCATCGCACGCGTCCGGCTTATCAGAAGGGTTAGCGCGAGCAGCGAGCAACAAAGCGCTGTTTGATGCTGGAGCAGAGTCGGAACGCAACGATAAGTCTGCCAGCTAATGACCCATGACGCCCCTCACATTCTGGCTTACTCCGCCAGCGATTTGCCCGAAGTGCCATAAGGACACTATCCGGCTTTCCTACATCGAAGCTGACAACGGCACCGCAACCCTGTACTATGCTTGTCCGGCATGCGGCATGGTCAAGGCGTCGGTAATTTCGCTAGCGCCGAAAGATCAAGAAAAGAGGTAGTTGCTTGTTTGTCTGACAGGTGGTATGCGTACGGCATCCATTAACGGGGATGCTTCGACATGAACAAAACGCAGCTTCAAACCACCCTAGCTCCGATCATTGCCACGATCGCGGGCGCGCTCGCTGCCAAAGGCGTACTGGGACTCGGCGCCGCCGACTGGACGACACTGATTTACAGTCTGGTCGCTGCTGGCGCCGTCCTGTGGCCCGTCATCGTCACCCGCGCACAGTCGCTCAAAGACACTGTGGGCAAGATGCCGAAAACTACGGTTGTCACCGACAAGGCCACCGCTGACGCACTGCCGAACAACCCCGACGTGATTGCCGCGACGCCGGCAATCGTCGCCGCCATCAAGCAGGAAAGCGCTACGCCCGGCGTGCCATACACAGGGGCGACGGCAACGCCATAACGCGAGCCGCCGCACTGGAAGGGCCTCTACCTGAGACGTTCGGGTGAGGTCGGCCCCTGAGTGATTTTGGGCTACACGGCGGCTCACTTGATGGCGTAGCACAATGAACTACCCTTGGGCGCTTGCACCGACACCTAAAGAAGCCGTACGGGCGAAACTCTGCAATTTCGATTACTACCGCGAAAAGTTCATGCGCATCCGCCCCCGTGAGGGCGGCGAGCGCATTCCTTTTATCTTGAATAGCGCACAGCGGATACTTCATGCCCGCATTGAGCGGGAGCGCGAAGTGTTCGGCATGGTGCGGGCGCTGATACCCAAAGCGCGCCGCATGGGCGTGAGTACGTACATTGGCGGTCGGTATTTTCACCAAACCGCAACTATGTTCGGCCGGCGTGCGCAAGTCGTGGCGCACCGAGCCGATAGTGCTGCCAATTTGCACCGAGAAATAAAGGAATTTGCCAACGGCTTGCCGCCGCCTATACGGCCGTCGATTGGTGCGACAAACTCCTATGAGCTGATTTTTGACAAGCTGAAGTCGCTGTATAAGGTCGCTTCGGCAGACGGCGGCGATATTGGCCGTTCGGATGACTTTCACAATTTGCATCTTTCAGAGGCGGCTTTTTTCGACAACACGGAAGATTTGTCGTCGGGTCTTTTGCAAACCGTACAAGACCTGCCGGGCACGGAAATAACGCAGGAAAGTACCGGCAACGGGCAATCCGGCATGTTCTATAATATGTGCGAGGAAGCCCACAAGCAGGACAACAGAGGCCCGTGGCGCATTCATTTCCTGCCGTGGACTGTCATGCCGGAATACCGCCTAGAAGCCCCCGCCGGCTGGGTCGCTCCTAGAGAGTTTGAAGAATACGCACGGCTGCACGGTCTTGACCGCGAGCATCTTTATTTCTTTTGGCTGAAAAACTACACCATCGCGACCATGAACGGCGGCCAACCTGAGACGATTCACAGGCTCACGCGCCAAGAGTATCCGGCCATCTATAGCGAATGTTTCATGGCCGATAGCACGCTGGACTTTTACCCGGCGTCGCTGGTCCAGGCGGCCATGACAAGCAAGCCGGCGCCGTCCGCTGGGGCGCTGAAACTGCTTTGCGTAGATCCGGCAGGCGACGGCCAGGACAAGCCCTTTGTCTGCGATCGGCAGGGTTCCGCGATCGGCGCGCGGGTGTGGGGTGAGCTGGCGAGCCGCGACGCCAATGTGGCATCCGATTGGCTTGTGGCAACGTACAAGCGCTTTGATATGGACGCCATCCTGATAGACGGCACGGGCGGCTACGGGCGCGATTTGGTTGCCGGCTGCCGTTTGCGCATGCGCGAGCTGGGGCCAGAAAAAATTGTGCCCGTCGTATTCAGCCACGGTGCCCATAACTCCGTCATGTACGGCAATCGCCGTGCGGAGCTGCACGATAAATTACTGCGTTGGCTTGGCGGCAGAGTGTCGATGCCGAACGACAAAATGGCGCAAGAGGAAGCCGCTGCGTACAAATGGGGGCTGAACGCTTGTCGGCGTGACGAACAGGCGCGGCTGTTTATGACGCCGAAAGAGAAAATCAGGAAAGAGATCGGTCGCTCGCCTGATCGCTGGGACTGCTGCGCTATTTCGATGGCGATTGAGAGCTAGCGGTTATTCGGCGGTTAGTCGTCCGTTGTAGGCGGCATATTGCTCAGCTCTTTTTCGATTAGAACCGTGAGAACACCGAACGGCAACAGAGGATCGAGCCGCCGCAATTTTTCAAGCTCCTGACGGATGAGCCGAGCGTACAGAGTTACTTCGTCGGGTATGTTCACGCTGCCCCACACCAGCATTTGCCGTGAACTTTCTTGTAGGGCTTTGCATCAGGCGCAAGCCATCCGGTTAGATTGCGAGGCGCGAGCGAGAACGTCATTGCCCAATGAGGCCCGACGGCTTCACCATCCTGCACTGACCAGACGCGCCGCAGCTCATCGACGGGTAGCCCATGCGCTAGGGCTACATGCAAGGCGTGATAGCCGGCCGCCTGCGATCCCCTAAATTCGACGGTCGGCTCGGGATATGAGTGAGCATCACCGTTGCGCTTGCCGGACCCTTCGCCGAACGGCCCAGACGCGGCGCATGATTGGCAAGTTTCGACACCGTTCTCCGCGAGGATGCGAACGATCTGGCGAATGCCGGGGTCAATGCCCAAATACTTGTCCATGCTATCGTCCTGTTAATTGCCATTCGAAAACGCAGGATGATCGCGGCCGGTTCTGGTGCGCGGGGCGAACGGGATAGTCGGTTCGTCCTTCTTTGTTTCTATATTTTCTTTGGCTGCCAAGATCGATTCACCGGCGGAAGTCAACGCTGCGGTAACGCGAACATATTTGCGTTCAATATCGAGAACGCGAATGTTGAGTTTGTCGTTTTCAGCTCGCAGTCTAATGTTCTCAGTACGCGTAAGCTCGTAACTGAGTTTGTAGGTATCGAAACTTGCGGATAGCCGATTGTTTCGCTCCGTCAGTTCCTCAATTTCGTGCGCGAGTGTTACAAGAGCTTCCGACATTAATTAATCCCCTGTTTCCGTACCTGTGTTGACCTGTGCGGCAATGTACGCTATACGCTTGCCATCGTCAACCGTACGAGGATTGCAATGGATACCGCCGCCTCCGAAGATACCACGAAACCGCCGGAACTGGCAAAGCCCGCCACGACCAAGAAGCCGAAGCCCAAGGCCAAGAAGCGCACCAAGCCGAAGTCGAAGAAAAAGACGAAGCGGCCGATAAAGCCTGCCAAGACTAAGACCAAAAAGCGGAAAGCCGTCAAGTCGAAAGCCAAGAAGGCGGTAGCCAACGGCGATGCGCGCTCGGAACGGCTGGACATGCGCTTGACCAGAGCGCAAAAGGCCAAGATCGAGGCCAAGGCAAAGAAAACCCGACGTACGGTTACGAGCCTTGTTATCGAGGCTATCGAGAAGATCCGGTGAGGTAAGCGGGGGCGGCAGTTAGCCGCCCCCATGTGCGTTACTTAACAGCGAAGTCGTAGTGTACGCCGACGCGGAACAACGTGTTCAAGCCGTTGTGCGACTGGACGTTAATTGGCGCGCCGCCCGGCTGCGCGAAAACGCCGGTGACGTCCACACCGCGGTTCAGCCACATCGTATCGGCAAAGACCTTCAGCGAGCCGCCGTTCGGGGTGCCGTTGGTAAGCGTCTGCCAGCGCCAGCCGGCTGTCACGCCAGGACCGAAGCTGACGGTCTGCCCGCTGGCCGATCCGACAGTGCCAGTGATACCGTACAGTTCACCTTTGAAGCCCACGTAGCCCTTTGGCGTAACAGACACGTTGCCAACTGCGGCTGCCGGGAGAAGCGTCGTCGGATTGAACGACGGGAACACGGTATTGAGGTTGGGAAAGTAGGTTCCGAGAGTTTGAATCACATCGGCGCCGATATCGAATTCACCGCTGACGCTCCAGTGGGACGCAACGGAGCCGCCTGCGCCGGTCGCGCTGATATTCTGATATTTGCCGTCCAGCTCGACTTGGCACCAGCTTTTGAGAAAGCAGACGTTCCATACGTAACCGAGGTCGCCGCCAATCGCGCCGCCGCTGGCAGTGAGATTGCTCGGAAACACATTGCCGGACACGTTGGCCGAAGCAACCGCTGCTTCAGTGCCGAAACCGACGTACCCACCTGAGAGGTCCCCAGTGGATGGCGGCGCCTTGAACAACGGAGCAACGCCAAGATCGGCGGCGAACGCCGTAGAACTCAAGAGCGCAGTGAGCGCCGTAGTGAGCAAAAGAAACTTGCGTGTCATGTTTGGTCCCCTATTCGGGCGGAAATGCCCGTACGCGGACTGTACGCCTGTTAAGTGTGTCGTGCGTGCAACAGTATAGTTTTATTGTAGGGAATTATATACATGAGTCCCTTGCTACTACATCTTGTAGTTACTGCCGCGCTCCCCTTTGCAGTTCGAGTCGAAAGCCCATGGCCTCGACCCAATCGAAAAAGCTGCGCAATCGCGGCATCTGTTCGCCGCGCTCCCATTTGGCGATTTGAACGCAATGCGTCCCGATAATCTCGGCAAGCCGTTCCTGCGTCATGCCGTTCTTGCGGCGCGTTTCGCGCAACGTTCGGATCAAGGCATAGCGGGATTGCTTCGTCGAAGGATCGCGTCTCAGTCGCTGCGTAGCGGCCTGCCGCGCGATAGCACCTTGGGGATGCCGCGGGGGATGGCCTCCAAGATTTGCGGCCACGTAGCGCGCGGCCAAAGACGTGCGAGGGCCATCCGCTCCGCGCCGGTCCAAGGCGTTCGGGAGTTGCGAAGGCGCTTGATGCCTTTCGAGATAACCTGATTGCGAATAGCCGCTTTGCTGCGCCCCGGAAACTGCTTCAGGAGCGCGGGCCATTTCTCGACCGGATACATCAATCGGACGAGTTCCAGTTCTTCCGCTGTCCATGGTTTTCCGCTCATCAATATCTAGTAGGCCATAGCGTTAAAGGGAGTCAAAGGGATAATTCCCTTATTGTACAGGTGCAAAGCAGACGATGCCGCCCCAAAAGAAGTGACAAACAAGGAATCCGGTGATAAACCCCGCAACGTACGGAAATGGGGGCCACGCTTTGCTTAAAGTCCAGACGTAGCGCGATAGCGTCGGGGTGCCGCGGTAGAGCGCCAGCCCCTCAAATAACACAAAGCTGCCCACGATAACGGTCAGCCATACGGACCATAAGATCATTTTACGCTCACCGGCAACGCTCCATATAACGCCAAAATGCACGCCTTTCCTGGGCGGCTTCGGCGTTCACCTGCCGGCTTACCTGTGTTGTTTTTGGCGGGGCGTCCTGCGCGCTGGCATGCCCCGTTAGCAGGACCGCGACGATTATAAAGCTGCGCATGCTACCCCGTTTTGATGCGGAAACCAGCTCCGGTAAATTGACCTTTGGTGCCGTCCTTGGGGTCCACGTTGGAAGTGTACTTACCCGACAGATCCTTGTTGCTCGGGTCCATGCCGGCGTACAGACTGGCGAGCTGAACACGGTGGCGCTTGCGGATGTGCTCGCCAACGGCCTTCGGACGCGCAACTAGGAGGGGGCGGTACGCTTTGCCTTCTTTGTCCGTGCCGGCGACGAGATCGCGGAATAGCGCCGACATTTCCGGGTCCGAGACTTCCTTGAAGCCTTTGTTGTGGGCGTCCGCGATTTCATGCGGAATGCTGTTGATGATCCTGAACTCGTATTGTGGGTATTTTTCTTTGTTTGGTATGAACAGCTTTAATGGCCGGTCAAGTGTCAGATTTTTTATGATTTCGTCTACGTCCAGCGCCTCTTTGAACGGTGACGCGTTCGCCATGGCATCGCCGGCAGTTTGCGGTTGCGGTACGTCGGGCGGCGGGTTCGGCTTCAGCGCGTCGGGGATGCCTGCAAATGGGTTTGTTGGATCGTTATTCATGTGGTTTATTTTTCCTGAGATTTGACGATGATGCATCCCGTGTCAAAATACGTCATCGAATTAGTTCTGCGCGCCACCGCAGCGTTGAAGCATTCCGCCTGATTCGCGAAGAACGTATGATCATCGTCCCGCGCCCAATAGCAGCCTAAGGCGTTGCATACTAGACCGATCACGGCGAACTGCAGCATTGTGCTTACTTCTTTCCCTTCGCGAGCTGCGCCTTATTGTACTGCGCCGTAAGCGCCAGTTCCACATATTTCGCGCGCCCCTCTTTGGTTTTGGGGGCGAACTTATCCGCCGTACGCTTGATTTCCTTTTGCACGTCGGCGGGGGCATCGGATATTTTCAGCCACGGCCCCGACGTACGGCGCTGGCGCGTACCGCCGGCATCGCCTTCCCCTGGGCCGTCGCTGGCGCGCGGTTTCTTTGGTTTCGGCTCGGGATCGGCATCCGACCCGGGGTCCGCGTCAGGATCGGCATCCGGGTCGGGATCGGCATTGGGATCGGGCTTTGGCTTAAATTCTTCGTCAACGACTTTGACCAGCGCCGCCGTGAACTCGGCAGCCGTGCCGAATTTTTTCGGGTCCATGGTCTTGCCGAGTTCGATCGTGCGGCCCGATTTCTTCGGGTCCACGCCGAACCATGGCAACTTGTTCAACTCGGCACGGATTTCAGTGTCACCGTACGCTGTTGATGGCTTGGGCGCAGCGGCGCCGTTCAGGTCGCTAATTTTTGCGGCTACCTTGCGAGCTGCTTCCGTGTCGCCGTTCGTTACGGCGGCGTCCAGTTCTGCTTGCAGCCCGTTCCGGGCCTGCTCCAGCAGCATGACGTTAAGATCGGGCATTGGGCACCTTTATATGCTCGCGCGGCTTACCGCCGAAACTTTCCGTTGGTTTGGACGCGGTTTCCTGTTCATTTTTGTAGTCCCACTCCAGCGTGTCGGAGCGTGGCATCTTGTCGGCCGGAATGATTCCGATCACGTCCTGGAAACTGGATACGTAGCGGTAGCCGCTGTTCACTTGCAGCTTGCCGCCTTGCACCATAGTCCCGGCGAACGGGCGGATCAGTACCCAATCGCCGACGTTAACGGATTGCCGCGCTAAACCCCCTTCCGCGTCTTTATAGACAAACGCAAGCGGCCCCATTGAAATGACGCGGCCAGCCATGACGTTGTGCTGCATTAGGTCGCGCGTTATGTCGGGCGTGATGATGTTGCCAATTTTCTTCGGCGGGAACGGGATGCGGATTATCACCATGTCCCGCGTCGGCTGTACGTATTCGTGCGGTATTTCAAAACTATGTACGCCGATGTTGCTCATTTAGCGTCCTTCAATTTGGCTCCGGCTACCGTCACCGCTTATAAGGCAGCTGGGTTATCTCTTGCTACGCCCCGGAGCAGCGCAGCCGTATCCTGCTTATTAAGGCTCTGCCCTACGGGCGACTCGATTCCGAGCCAAGAGCCAAAGTCAGCCAAGCAGACAATGCCGACTATTCCGTTTGCGTACGCCGATGTTGCTCATTTAATTCTTTCGCTGCGTTCTCAAAGGCTGCGCTGATTTTTTCTGGCGGCTCTCGCAACAGCCGCTCAATTTCATTGAACCCCGCCGCCCGGCCCTGCACCGTTTGACTGACTCCCTGCCCCTTGAGGAAGTCCGTCAGCGGCCCCGCTTGGCGGAATTTGAGGTACGTTATCAGGGCTCTGGTTTCCGGACTGTTGAGCCATTCCGCTAAGGATGCCGTCTGCATTGTTTGCGCCCGCCATCAGCTCTTGTACGGTTTGCTCTATCTGTGCCATTTGCAGCAAAGCAGCGCGATTGTCAAGCATGCCGCCACTAGCTTCGACCATATTCAGCAACGCTTGGGTAAGCTGTACGGCAACGAGGGCTTTAGCTTTCATCTGGTCGATTTGCAGCTTACCCAGGCCGATCATGCCCTTCATTTTTTCGTTAGGCGTGGCTTGCGGCGGCTGCGGACCTTGGCCTATCAGTTTTTGCGGGTCGGGAAGCCGCAGTGTACGGTACAGCCGTATGCGAACTTCGTCCCACTTCGTCATGGGGTCTTTCATCAACTCCATGTAAATGCCGGCCAGCGCAGTACGCTGCATTTCGGTCGCCAGTGACGGGTCCGCGGTGACTGCTACACCGTCTTTGCCGGAAGCCGAAATACCTTCGGGCAGCATGCCGTACGCGTCCGCCATTTGGACGAACATGCGAAATTCTTGCGTCATGGACGCCACAAGACGGCGGTGTACAGCGGATTGGACTTGCGTGCCTGTGTCTATGATGCCTTTCGCCATGGTGGCGGTCATGGACGACGGCGCGTTTTCCAGAAGGTTCAGCGTACCAGCAAGACGGTCGCCAAGCGTCATCAATTTTTCAAGCGTCGCGACCGAACCCGGCGACACTGATTTAACCGGAAACGGAGAAAATCTGTTAGCGAGCGGAGCGCCGTCTGTGTTGACAGTGGCAATGCGGTTATTCTTCAGTTCAACTTTGTCGGGCAGTCCGAAGCCACCACCGGCAAGCACGCCACCGTTTTCGCTTTCGCTTTTGGCGGTATCGACAATGGACCCTAAAAGCCGGTCGGCAGAACTCTCCGTACGGTCCAGCAACTTGCCGAAGCCCATGGGGAGAAAACCACCCTTCGGGTCCGGCAGGAAACGGTACGGATAGAAACGACGGATTGGATTAAAATACAGAACTTCGTCCGTACTCACGACAGTCTTTGCGGACCATCGCGGTTTTATGCGTACGACTTCCGGCGTATCGTCCCGCGAGATAACCAGCGTCCAGGGTTCGTCTATCCCGTCGCCGTCAAGATCGAGCCACAGATCCGTATCGTAAAACCGTTTCACAGCTTGCGGGTCGCGGTCGTCATCGTATCTCGGTTCGTAGTCAACCCATTTTTTGCGTTCGATCAAGCGGTCTATCTCGTACGGATAACGTTCAAACATATCCGTAATGCGCGGGGCGCGCTCTACGGAGCGAACGCTACTGTTTATGATAACATCCGTACACGGACGAAAGGACGTATGAAATACGCGATCTTCATCGTCAAAATCGCGTTTGCGCCAGCTCAGCCCGGTAACTGACATATGGATTACAAGCGGGTCCGTATCCAGAGTCCAGTTCGGGTCTTTTGTACGTATCTGACTGGACACCCACGCTGCTAGACCTTCGCTGCCAGGCTCGCTGGCACGCGCTAAATCCGGCTCGCCTAGCAAGGCATCGGTTGCGCGAGCTGAAAACTGAATGACCGCCGATAGTGTCATTTCGGTTTTTGGCGGCGGTTCCTCTCCCGCGCCTTCTTGCTCGCGGTCGTTCGGGTTGTCGTTTTCATCGTTGTCGATTTTGTCGAGATAGCCTTTGGCCTTCCCGAGCCAATCCGACATTGATTGTTCGTCTATGCCGATCAGCGCGATAGCATCGGTTGCGAGCGTACGGCGTTCGTCAGGGCCTAGCATTTCGGCGACGTTGCCGAAGTCTTGCGGCTTCGTCAGGTCGAGCTTTAATTTAGGAAGATCGCGCATGCGGCCCCTTGTATGACAATCAGCGGTTCGCGTCAACAATAGCACGCGCGAGAGTTAAAAGCACGTCGTCGCCCCACTGGTTACGAGCTGAGTTGTAAGCCCAGACGACCACCTGAATGTTACCTTTGACGTAGCCTTTTTTCGGACTGATGCGATCAATTGAAGGTGCGAGGGGGTGGACGCGATGATCTGGGTGTGGCGCCAAATCAAATGCTATCCCGGTTTTTTGACACCTCCCGTTTGCTACGGCACCGTACACATCGTCATAACTTATGTCGCAGGGGATATTGAGTTTTACGGCTCGATTTCTCGCGCCTGCTACAATTTGAGACGTACGGCTTTCTGGCTTTGTACGCCGCGCGTCGCGCCACGCTTTCATCTGTCCTGTTTCTTCGTAGCGCTTCATGCGAGCGCTGGTGGTGGCTTTTCCTTTTTTAGTATCGCGGTATCGTTGCTGAGCAGCGCTGATTTTTGCTATGTATTGTTCATCACCTTTGGCAATTTTAGCGGCGTGCCTGCGACGATGATATTCATTTGACTTTTCTGCGTTCTGCGCTTGCCATCTTGCGGTACGTTTTTGTACAGAGGCAGCGAACTTAGGATCGCTGATGTAACGTTCTCTGAGCCGAGCGGCGTTTTCAGCGGACTTACATGCGCGGCATTTCATTCGCCATTTAGGGAACATAGCGAGCGGCTTGACAGTACCACATGTATGACAAAGCTTTGTTTCTTCAGTCAGTAGGGGCTTTGACACTTTTTTGTTCCGTGCTAGTGTTCAGCAGGATTTAATATTGGCATGCGGCCAGTATTGTGTTAATAGGAGGTTGCCATTCAAGTTATAGACAGAAGTCTCCAACCGTCACAATACTGGCCGGGTTTATATGCCTTATTTGGCCTTGACTACGACCGTCTTGAGCCAATCTACACCAAATTCTTCGACACGAAGCCCTCGGAAAAAGCGTTCGAGGAATTCATGACGGAGCGCGCCGGCCTCGGTCTTGCGGTTCAGCAGCCGGAACTGGAGCCCGTCCAATTCGACGTACCGAACGAAGGCTACCGCACCCAAGTTACGCACGCGTCGTATGGCCTCGCCGTCGCGGTGTCCCGCGAAGCCGAAGATGACAATCTGTACGAAGATGTCGGCGCCCGCATGATGAAAGAGCTGGCGTTCAGCGCGCGGCAGACCGAAGAATACATTGCCCATGCGCCGCTCCAGGTCGCCGTCGATGCCGTCAACGGCATTCGCGCGGATGGCGTGCCGCTGGGCTCCGCAAGTCATCCGACCGCTTCCGGCTTGCAGAGTAATTTGCTCGTTTCGGCTAACGTGTCGGAATTGGCCTTCGAGAACGCCGTGATTCAAATCTCGTACACTCGCAACGGCCGCGGCTTCATCATCAACGAGCTGCCGCGCCGTGTCATTCTGTCGCCGGAAAGCGGCCCGGAAACCCGGCGTATTCTCGGTTCGCCGTTGCAATGGAATGCGCAGACGAACAACATCAACGTGCTGCGATCCACTGGTGCCCTGCCGGAAGTGATCGAAACTCCGTACCTTGTGGACAAGGACAACTATTTCATCCAAACGTCTGAACAGGACAAAGACAACGGCCAAGGTTTCACCTTTTGGGAGCGTTCCGCGCTGGAAATGCGCGAAGATAGCAACTGGAGCAACCAAGCCAAACTGATGGCGCTGTGGTTCCGGTGTGCCGCTTCCATTGTGGACTGGAGAACCGTCTATGTCAGTCCTGGCGCGGACAATGCATAATAGTCTGTAGCAGTCTGTAGCAGTCTGTAGCAGTCTGTAGCGATTTTCGACGGCGTGCCTAGCTTCCTCCCAGGAAAATGTGCGCGGTAACTCAGGCCGTCCGCTCACAAGGCGGGCGGCCTCTTTCGCCTGAGTAGCCGGTGTGCTATATAACGTGGGTCGCTGAAAGCCCGGTGGTTGAAACAGGCAGCGAACGCCGAGTGCAACGGCCCTGCGGATCGCGGGTGCAAAGATAAGACCACGCAGGCCTTCGCTCCAATGAAGGGGCGGGGGCTTTTTACATCGCAGCCGGTGTGATACAGTCCCGGCATGTCAGTCCCGCACCATACGGGCGTCCCGAAGTTCCCCTCCTACGCTACGTGGGGGGCATGTAGCCGCTGCAATGCGAGAGTCCTCTACAGCACCCTGAAGCGTGAGCGGCTCACGGGCTTGCTGGTATGCACAAAGGCCAGCGGACGCGCCACGCGCCCTTGCTGGGACCCCTGGCCGCCAATTTTCGACTTTCAAGCCTTCCCCGACAAATCGGTGGAACCCCCGCCGGAACCGCTGCCGCTTCGCTACAATCTTGACGCCATATGGGGCAGCGGTCCTGTGAGCGGCACCACAGCGGTATTCGCTGCCGCACCCGCCGCCGCGCCGGACGACGCAACACGGCTTGCCAAGCTGCTTACGTCGGTGCCGTACTATGCCAGCCTTGGAAAGTCGGCGGCGTTCATGGGGCCGAACGCGCCCGTATCGAATGTAGTTACGAACCTGACAACCATCGTGCCACAAGATTACGACGGCACTTTTATTCCGAGTAGTTCTGTGCGTACGGTGACGCCGCCGGCCGAAGCAACCGAACTGGCGAGCGTCACCATGACGGACCCGGATTTGCCGAACGATCAATTATGGTCGCCGCCTTGGGCTGCCGTGAAGCGGGTTTAGGTGATGGCGTTCCGCTACTACCCCACAGTCTCAACACGCGGCTACGCCGGATCGAAGGCATGGCGTCATAAAGGGGAGTGGTGGCCTACAGGTCGTCGTCGCATTCCAATCTATGAAGTATCGCGCCTGTGGCTCCAAGGAATGACCGTTAAGAATATTTGCGCAGTGCTTGGTAGGTCCAAAAAATCACAGTTTCAGGTTAGTGCTGTCGAGCGGGTTATTTGGTACCAACGTAAGTATGGGGACCCGGCACTGTTTCCTTTTCGTCGGTCAGCAGATGACGGCGAACTTGATTATGGAATTGATAAGCGCACTGCGCTTTCGTTAGGATTGTGAAGCGATGACCGCTACCGCCGCCCAAATCATAGCCGAAGCCCTGCACCTGTTCGGCATTACGGACCAAACAGAGCAGCCCACAGCGACGGACATAGCAAACAACGTCATCATCCTAAACGACTTGTTACGCAACGAACAAGCGGACGGCGCCTGTCAGTACCTTATCAAGCGCCTTGCGGTGACACTGCCGCCCGGCACCAACGGACAAGTATACAGCTTCGTAGTCGGCAACGGCAGCCCCAGCTATTTGGTTCAAGTTGACGCGGTAGCCGTACGCGCCATTTGGATGAACGACATAAATATTACCGTAAACCGCGAAACACGTATGGCGCCCATATCGGATGTTGTACGCACGACGTATCCCGGCATCGTGACCAAATGGCATCAAGAACGACAAACGGATGGTTCTGTGCTGGTCACTGCATGGCAGCCGCCCCGCGCCCCCGCGAATGCGCTGATCGAGTATGGCGGCCGGCTTGCGTTAATTTCCGCGCCGGATGGCAGCGATGTAGTCGGGCTGCCGCCGGAAGGAATACACGACGCCACGCTGCTGCTCGGGCGCCGCATCATGGGTTCGTACGGTCGCGTGCTAAGTCAAACGGACCCTATTATTGCGGATGCCGAACGCGTCAATGCGCGCTGGCGTGATTATGCAAGAGGCGCCCAGTGGCTGAGATTCGTGAGAAACTGATATGGACACGATTTATTATGGCACTGTAGCGCTTGCAGAGAAAGCCATTACGGACGCCGGGTATGTACGTGATAAGCAAAAGCATATTTGGGTGAAGGGCGACAGAACAGCAAAAGTAATGCGCGAAGGACCGCCCTATAAATTCTACGTGCTGTGGGCGTAATTCGTGGGCGCAATTGACATACTCGGCTCATTCCAAGACCCGCTGAACCTGGATCAAGGCGCGGGAAAACTCGTCAACGTGCGCGTCGTCCCGCGCGAACAAAAAGAAGGCAAGCCCGGCAAAGCACGTCTTGTCGGCGCACCGGGCTTGACGCAAGTCTGCGCGCCGTCTACCGCGCCGTGTATCACCATAGGACAAGCACTGGAGACGGTATGGACCGGACACGCGGACGGCTCGATATTCTACGGCGTAGAAACTGGGGTGCCGACGCTGGCGGGTTTTGTTGATGTGAACCCGGCGCAACCTATTATTCGCTTTGCCGAAGATCGCACAGCACTCGCGATTGCCTCCAATGCGAATACCAACAACTCGGCGGAGTACGGCACAGGCTATACAGCAACGCCGGCCGCTGGCGTCGTCAATGCCAACTTTGACGCGTCAATTAACTTCGACCCGTCTGCCGTCGCCGAATTGAACAACATAACGGTGTGGTCCGCGGCATCTAATTTCTACGCCCAGCAAGATGCCAAAATGTACAGCTCCGAACCGCTGGCACCGGCCAATGTGTTGCCGAACAGTTTTGCGACAAAGGAAGCCCGCGCCGATCGTGTTGTAGATCTTGCCGTGTCCGGGTTAGTGCTGTGGCCGCTCGGCTCCCGCTCACTTGAACAGTGGTACGACCCCGGCGGTCAAACCGATTTTGCATTCACGGCATATCCGAACTCGCTTTATTCCGTGGGCTTGGCGGCGCGGCTGTCTCTGGCGATACTCCGCGATATAATCATGTTCGTGGGTACTGATCGCCGCATATGGCTTTGCACCGGGCAGACGGGTCAAGCAGTGTCGCCGCCATGGATTGACTTACTTTTGCAGCAGCTCACGGCTACGCAACTGGCAACGCTTACGGCGTATGCGTACGGACAAGGCGGTGGCGATTTTTACGTGCTGACGTTGCCCGGCTTGTGGACCCTGGAACTGTGCGGCTCGACTGGCGTATGGTCTTATCGACAAACGCCGGGTGGTCGCCTCGACCACGCGGGCCGTTGCGCTACGGAATTCAGCGGCGGCGTTACGTACGTCGGGCTGGATACCGGTCAAGTCTGCACTGTAAACATAAACAGCAATTCGGAGTCGGCCGGTACTTTACAGCGCACGATAATAACGCCGTGGCTCGGTAGCGAAGAAACACGACAGACGTACAACTCGATCGACGTAACGTCATCCATGGGTCCGGCGGCCGGTGACTTTCAACTGGATTGGTCCGAAGATAGGGCAGTGACGTGGCGCGGCGCTCGGCAAATCCTAATGCCGCAGCCCGGCACGCGACGCGCGATCGGACGGAATTTCGGCAGCGGGCGGCGACGACAATTCCGCTTGCAGTACAGCGGCGTGCAAGCGCCGTTCACGATTGATGAGTTTTTTGCGCAAGTCTCGCCAGGGACGTAGATGACACTCAAGATACCGCCGCCGCCGCAATTGCCCGTATCGTTCGGTGGTTTCGGCCAGCGGTTGAATCGGTGGTTGCTGGAGCTGCAATCTATTCTGAATACTCAGGGGCTGATTGATCCGACCAGTGTTGACGGGTTGCCCGCGCTGTTTACTCAGGTCACAACCAATACGGCAAACATAGCGACCAACACCGCCAGTATCGCGACCAACACTATTGCAATTACGGCGAACACCGCAGCTATTACGACCAACACCGCCAATATCGCGACGCTGACAGCTCGCAACCAAATCCTGAACGGTGCCGGCGATCCGGCTGCCGGGCTCGGTAACAACGGCGATTTGTACATCAACGATACCGGCGGCCCCGGTACGTACATATACGGCAAGATTGCCGGTGCGTGGGTTGCGTTTGCTTAACTGAAAAATCGCTCTTTTACTTCTTTTCGTTTATGAATTCCGAGCTTCTTAAAGATTTTCCAGACGTGCATCTTCACCGTCTCCGGTGCTATTTTAAGAGATCGAGCAATGTGTTTATTGGATAGTCCTTGACGGAGCAATACAAGAACATCGTGTTCCCGCTCAGTAAGCATGGTTAAACAGCTCCATAGCATCAACGACGCCCTGAAATTCTACAACGCTTCGTACAAGCAGGTATTGGCCGCCGGCAGCTTCCCAGCGCTGCTGAAATTTAATTTGCTCCGCATCTTGCGTACCTTTGTCATCTTTAAGTTCAATCGCGAATTTGCGACCATCAATCGGGAACGCGAGAAAGTCAGCCACTCCCTTTAGGACGCCAAGGCGCCTCAATTTAAGATGATACTGAGGGGCAGCTTTGCGCTCATTGGCAACGTGGAAAATCAGCAGCTCAGGGTGCGCTTTCTGTACCCAAGCCCACGCCTTCATGTGGATTTCGTTTTCGGACGGCCCTTTGACCTTTTTAACGCGCTTTTTTGGCACCGAGAATCCCCAGCTCCCTAAGCCGATCTTCGCGCCCCGGCAACCATGCTTCCAGGGCCTCACGGAGCGCCGCAGAGCGGTTCTTTACCGTCTCACTGTCGATATTGCGGGTCACGTAGTCCAAGCGCTCTACGAGCCCCTTGGGCAGCCGGCCCGAAATCATTACGGTCTTACGTTCCGTGTCCATAGGTGGTATGCTGTAGCCGAATGTCATACAAAAGGCAATAGGCTTAATCGATGAGCATGGTACAGGCGAGTGGCGGCGTCAGTCCGTTCGGCAGCGGGCTCGGGAGTTTGGCCGGTGGCCTGATCGCGAGCAACGATATTACCCAAGGTCAGCAAGCCGTAAACGCCAACACAAACGCGGTGCAGGGCGAAATACAGCCCTTTATTAATTTTGGTCAGTCCATGATTCCGGGCGCAACAGCCGGTATCGGGGGCGCCTCAACCTTCGCGAACAACACCGAAGGCTACAACACATTTATGTCCGGCTACACGAACACACCGGCCGCGCAGTATCAGTTGCAGCAAGCGAACCAAGTCCAGAACAACAGCGCCGCCGCAAGTGGCAGCCTGCTTTCCGGGTCTAATGAGCGTGCGCTCGGCACCATCGATAACGGTATCGTCGCTCAGAACGCAAATAATGCGTACGACGAATATCTGTCCGGTAACAGTCAACAGTTTGGCCAGCTTGAAAGTGCGCTCGGCAATATGTTTCAGGCGATCGGTGTTGGCACTACGGGTACGGGGCAGGCCGTGAATGCTAATAACTCGCTAAACCAAGCCACGGCGACATTGACGGGCGATCAAGCGAAGGCTGGCGCGGCGAAGGGCAGCGGTCTCGGGTCCATTTTCAGCGGGCTTGGTTCTTTGGCGACGATGGTTTAATCGCATGCCGAAGCGCGCTGACGCGCTCACTTAACTGGCCCAGCTCGCACTCGCCATGTGGCACTCCTGCGAACGATATGCGACCCATAGAACCAGCGCCGTAGATTGACACTTCTACGCCGTCAGCTCCGCACCAGAACTTGTCAGACCAATTCGATTCCGAAAATCCGAGGTCGCGCATTAGGGCATAGACTGGTTCGCGGGGGCCGCCAACAGGGTACTGCATTTTTATCCTCCATCGTTGTACGTACACGTACAATATCATTTTTACAAATTCATGTCAACAACTTTAATTTCGCACTATGCTATAAATAAAACAGTCCTGCGGCTCCATGCTAACATTCGGGAAAAACTCAAAGCGTCGCAGCAGTCCTTCGCATTGCGCCCCCATGCGTTCCGTTACGCGCTGCCCCGGAATATTATTAACATGGACGTACACCCATAGCCGCCATATTTGCGGGTGCGTGAAAATCCACTGCACGAACGGCCGGCAGAACTCGCGGCCGGCGCCGCGCGCTTTCCAATCGGGCCGGAACATGATCGACATACTTGCTTGATGCCGTGCAACCTCCAAGCCGACAATGCCTAAAATTTCGTTATTGGAACACACGGCTTGCCATTTCGCAACGCTGTTATGATACCGCTCTATGAGCTGCGTTGCTTCGTCCATAGTCTTGTGCGTACGGAAACCCATGTAGCGTGTTATGTTTGGGTCGCCTGTTAGTATGAATAGCTGCGGTCCCTCCCATGGGTTCAAGTCGCGCATGGTGAAGCGGCCTACTTGTGCTTGGGCGGTCATGGTGCATCCCAAGGAAATAATTGTTTCGGTTTAGCAAGTCGTTCGTATCGCGTGTACGGCGCGGCTTTAGGACTCCATACTGTCCATATGCAATTAAAATACGGCCTCCCGGCACCTGTAAAATCTGGCCTCCAGCACAGTGCGTAAACTGCTTTCGGCAGACGCCGATTCCAAAGTTTTGTACGGTTGGCGGCGTGCCACAGATTGACGTTCAAAAGCATAGCAATGTACGGCGTACCAAGATCCAAAGCGTGTTTTATAAATGTCGATACGTGGCTGCCGAACGGCGGATTAGTGATAATAGCATCGGCGCGGCGCCACGGAGTTTTCAGGAAATCAACACCGCCCTCCCCGTACCCCCTATAGATTAAATCTGTGCCAGTTACTTTGAAACCAGAATTTTCAAGAGTCCTTGCAATTCCTCCGTCACCACAGCTCGGCTCCCATACCGTACGGGGCCAGCCGGCAAGCGTCGGAATTAAGGCTTGCGTGCATTCAACTGGCGTGGGGTAAAAATCATTCTCCCGCCGCTCGCCGCCGTTGTTGGCCGCTTGCAGGATCGTCATGTTTCCCACGGCATTTTTGGCGGCTCTAAAATAAACGCAGCGATGTGGCGGCCGGTTCCTTTGCCCGGAGATCCATCCTCGATTGAGCACCAGTGAATGTCGCCTAAATTACGGGCTTTAGTACCAATGGCCGAAAGGATCATTAGCACCCATTTATCGACTGGATAGACCAGAACTACGCGTTTACCTTTTTGCCATTCAACGATAGCTTTGCGTACCCAAGCGGTCGGGCCTTTCTTTTTACCTTCATGGATAATGGATCCGAACGGCGGATTGACGTAGTTCGATTTCCCCCACTCGCATGTCAGACCATCAAACCACAGCGGAAGCGGATAAGGACAAGGATCGAAGTCAAAGTGAAACTCCGCATCGAGTCGGGCGTACAGGTCTGGCGGCGTCAACCAATAATGCTTACCATCTCCGCCGTTGCCAACGTGGAATTTATTTTCAGCGGGGTTACGGTGAGATTTGTGTTTTAAGTAGTTCGTGGGCATTATTTCCGCATCCGCTCGCTTTCATAACCTTCGCAATCCAACGGCAAGCCGCTTGTCCACACGCGCGCCCTTTTCATTATTTGTCGCATCTGTTCTGCTCGCATTTCCGCGACGGCAGCCGGAGCCAGCGCCAGAATCGAATCGTATACGTCCAGAATCAAAACCACATCGGGCAACTCGCGCTCTATGTCGGCCTCGGCCGCCGTCACAAGATCCCGCGTCATGGACTGACAAGCAATTTCGAGTAGCGAACCGCCGAACGCCTTTTGGCGTAACATCGCCCCAAATTTTGCTCTGAAAAATGCCATTTCGCCGCCGTACGTAATGTGCGCGGAGTAGTGCGGTACAGCGCGACCGGACGGTAGCAGCATCCAAATGGTGCCGTGAGCGTCCTTTTGAAAAGCGACCTTGCCGGCAGGGAAGATACGCCCCGGCTGCTCATAAATCGCAAACGTGAAAGCGTCGGCAAGCGTGTACCAGAGCGACACTAGCGGCGGGTTTGCCTGCCGGTAGCCGTCAATATCGGAACGCGCTTTGATTTCATCCATGTTGTTGCCGGCGCGGCGTTGGTGCGCCATGTACGTTTTCCAGCCCAGTTGATAATTACCGCCCAGCGTCACGGATTTGTAGCTCTGGCGTTCGCGTGGGTGCGTCTTTTTGGTAGACCCTGGGGGGCAACGCCCCATGGCAATCGCGTTGTACATATACGGATCACCGCCAGTTGCCAATACGTTTAATCGCTCGGCATCGCCAGCCATCCATAGGGCAATGCGATACTCTGCATTTGATAGGTCGTTATCGCAAACCATCCAGCCCGGCGGTGCGACAATGCAGCTCCGCAGGCAGTCGGTAAGTGCGATGTTGTTGTATTTGAACCCAATTTTAAGACCTTGGATAACACTATCGATTGTCGGCCGTCCATTCTCTCCGTCATACTTACCGGACGGCCGGGCAATGTTGAACATGTTGGCGCCTTCAGAAGTGCCGCGACCTGATCGCGCACCGAAGTATCGCGTCGCGTCCTTATAGAAGCCGTTGACGTGACGATCCAGCAATGCCTGCGCTTTGAGCGGGGCTGAACCACCTTCGGACTGTAGCAGCTCCAAAACAATACGTACGTCAGGGTGCAGGTTTTCGTCGGTCAGTTTTTCGGCAACGATGTGCTTTTGCGTGCTTTTCAGCCCGGCCGCGCGGTTGCCGCTGTTACACCACTCGATAATGCGCTGACGCTGCGACAGCTTCGTTACCGCATTTTGCGTCAACTCCATAAGCGTTGTGGTGCTCTCTTGTTCGATTTCCTGCCGGCGCATCGCGATAGCAGTTGCTAAATGTACGTCAATCGGCAGCCCGATTTCGTTCTTTCGCCATGTACGTTCAAAAATCAAACGTTCGTCCGGCGTGAGCGGCGGCAACCGACTATCCAAATCGATGAGGCAATCAACGTCAACGTCGTTGTATTCGAGCAATTCGCGGAACGTCTGTACATCTTCGTTGAATGTGTCATCGCGTTGCGGCCTGCAGGTTTTCATAACAAGTTCGCGCCCACGCGGGTCTTTGCCCCGAATACCGAGCGTCTTGCAAACCTGATCTAGTCCGCCGGGGAGCGCAAGCGATTGCGCTCGCGCCATTGTGCAGTCAATCTTTGACAGCGGCAGGTCTAGGAACGGATTGACCGCGCGTAAAATGCTTACGTCAAAATTTGCGTGGTGCGCGACGAAGCGGCGGCATTGTCGTACGTCGGCGTACAGGTCCGCGAGCGTATGCGTGCCTAAGTGTGGGTGTACGGGGCAGGCGCGTTTCCGCATGCCGCGGAATTGCCACACGACCGATGTGATGCCCGTCGAAGGATCGGCGGCGTAGCGACGCGCGCCGGCCTTTTTAAGATCGCAGCGACTCCGCGTCTCGAAATCGGCCAATAAGTCGTCAGGGTGCGGCATGGAAAAAGCGGGGGCGCGAGGCCCCCGCAATCTTGTCGTTTAGCGCGGTGCGAACGGGTTTGCCGGGCTAAAAGGGGATGGCGTCGCCGCATTCCCACCGAAACCCGCGCCATTCTGGCCCTGTGCAGCCGGTAAGGCAGGCCCGCTTGGTGTCGGGGCAAACCCTACCTGCGACGTAAAACCCTGTGGTTGCTGACCAAAGGGCTGTTGCGGTACAAAGCCTCCAGGCGATGGACTGAAGCCCGCCGGACGCAAGCCCTGCTGTTCCGCCATTCGCATCAGCTCGGCACCGCTCACTGAATTGGCGAATACGATTTCTTCGCCCGGCGACGAAAACACAACCGAGTTCAGATAGATTTTTGCCGCTCGATTGTTTTGCTGACTGACCGCTACGGCGCCGCCGATCATGCAATAGTCGCCGGACTTCACGCCGACTTTGTTCGGCAACTTTACCAGCGCCCCGCCGGCTTGCGCCAGTTCGACATTGATCGGGTTGCCGCTGGAAGCATTGAACAGCCAATGACCTTTGGCGAAGTCCGAAGATTTGCCTTCCGGACTCGGCGTGTCGCCGTCTACAATACGCCAGTCCTGAATTTGCGGGTTGGATTGGTAGATTTTCCCGAGCGCCTGAACCAACCCCGCCAACGCCGGTTCGTGGTGCCATTGCGCCTGTGTTTTTTGGGCGATGAAACCCGCGAAATAGTTGGGCTTTTTTGACGGCTGCCCTTTGTATTCCAAGGCCGGGGTCCACAGGTGCCGCATGTCAACAATGCGGACGTTGAACAGCGTGAACGGTTCATATTGTCGCTGTGCCATTTTCAGTTCTCCATTTTGCCATTTGTCGAATAGTCACGTTGCAAATTATAGGCGTACGGACGGTGGTGGTCAAGTGCCAGAGTCGATCAATTTTTGCAGCGCGTCGCGCTTCCGTTCAATTTCAATTCTTAGGTAGCCGCCGATCTTGCGTAACGCGTTTAGTTCAGTTTCCGCTTCGGCCATGTTTGCTTCTTCGGCGCGCTCGCGCCGCTTGATCGCCTCTTGTACGCCATGAAGTCCGGCAATTTCTTCACGGATAGCTTTTATCGGATCGAAGGCTTCGGCCATTTTAATAAAACGCCTTTAGTGGTGCTTCAGGCTTGTGTGCTCCTACTGCCGCGTATTGCTTACCGGCCGGCCCCAGTTTTTCAGCCTGCGCCGGGGATAAGGGCTTAATCCCGCGAGGGCCGAACTGTTCGTACAGCACCTTAGCCGCCTGCTCTTGGTCATTCCACTGCCTGAAAGAACGCCCCGGCTTCAGCACGGCTCCAGGCGTCGCGTAACCTAGCTTCAGCTTTGTAACCAAGGCGTCATCATAAACGGCCTTTACGTCGTCAAGTGCGCGGATGATTCGCAACAGCCGCACAAGTTCCTCGCTGGTCAGGCTTTCGGGAGCGCGCGACATGGCGCCCATGACAAAGCCTGCATCGATCGACATGGCGGGGCATTGCTGGAACGCGTTGCACCAACGGCACCACGGACCGGGGCGCGGGGCACTTCGATCGGCAATTTGCCGTAACACGCGGTCGCGGTGCGCGATCACTTCGCTGCGGTGTGCGACCCATTGTTTAAACGGCGTTTCGTCCAAGCCGTTCGGTTGGAAGATGACAAGGCGCCACCACTCGGCGTCGCACTCGTTAAGTAATGCAGCGGCGTACGTCAACATTTGTTTGTTGTGGTACGCGTCAACGTCCCACTCGCCGAACTTGTAATCCATGATGGTGGCGATGTGCGGGTGGTCATTGAATAAATCAGCCGTACCGCCGCATTCGTGCGCTAGTTCTACCGTTAATTCTGTGTACAGGTCGCCGGGTTCTAGCTGCCGTACAAAATCAACACCCAAGGCGACGGCTTCGGCTTGGGTGTCGCTGTCATCTGGAAAAGCATTCTCCGCGACGGCGGCAGCTAACAGTTCATGACCGCGCGTGCCTTCGTCCGCTGCTAATTGCGTTTTCAATGGCTTCGGCGCTTCCGGTACGCTGTTGCGCGCGCTGAAAGAGCATTCCAACCACGTTGCGGCGGATGATGGTGCGAAGATTGCGTGAGCCATTTATTTACCTATCAAACGTACCTGTTCCGGCGCGTAGATATGAAGTGCACCCGCTACTTCGGGAACCGTACATTCTACCACAATGCGTTGTTCTTTTTTAGTGGTTGCGAAGATAGCAACTACAACGCTCGGCCACTTATAGCCGCTGATTTTCTCAACACGGTCGCCGATAAAGAACATTGTACGGACCTTTGAGAATTCAGGGGCGGCGGGTAACGCATTTCACCTGTAAGCCGCCGCCCCTAGGACGCTGTGGTGCGCCCTAATTACGCGCCTGTGAGTTTCGCGATTTGATCCAATCCAATCTGCGTCAGCTTGGGCAGGAAAACAGTTTTGATGTGATCCAGCGTTGCAGCCGAAGCTTCGGCGCCGCACTGGCCTCGCAGCCAGTTTAGAATTGCGTCGGAAGGCTGGCCATTGGCGATGAGGGTGTCAATGCGGGTGTTGATACGTTGAACGAGGCCCACGACCGCCGGATCGATGGCAGGCTGCCCAGCGGTCGCGCCAGGGAAGCCTTGCGGCGGCGTAAACGCGGCCGGAGCGGGGGGCATTGGGTTGAACGCTTGGGGCTGCTGCTGGGGCGGCTGTAGGGGCGCGGGGGCCTGTCCGACCGGCTGAGCGTCGCCATCGTCGGCCGTCCGGCTGCCGCGCGGGTTCTTGATCCGCGCCTTGAATTCTTCCTCGCTGTCAAATTCCACAGTTATTTTCATAGTTTCGTTCTCCGTTGGTTGAGGACGCATTTGTATGACAGATTTTAAGGCCGCGTCAAGTGCCTTTATCCGTACAAGGCCGCTAGCGTTTCAGAATTTCGCGCCCCAATGCATCGAGCGCCCAACATTCATCTTGGTCTTTATCTTTAAGGGCGTCCAACGGGACTTTTGAGCGTATAAAGTCCCAAAACCGCTCTAACGCGTCTTGCAACTCGATTTCGCGTTTTCGGTCGCGGTAACTCTGCGGTTCTTTTTGCGTCACGACTGTCCTTGTCATGTTCTCACCTTTGATGTATCTGTCCCCGCTTATCGTAAATCCCGGACGCGACATAGCGGCCATTAGGAGAACGCTTCAAGTAAACCGAATGCGGCTCGGGCAGGACCTCGTACGGCCATGTACAGGTAGTGAACTTAGTTGTCAACGTCCAGCCGCCCGAAGGATTCTTAACCGGCGGGCTTACTACCGCCTGCCAGGGCTCGGCTTCGACTAGCTTGCGAATGTTGACGGCCTCGCTCGCACCGCCGCGCATTTTCAGATCTTTGCCGGCTGCCATCGTCACGGTGTTGTCGAAACCGCAGAACGGGCATAGCGGGTGCAAAAATGCCGCGTACGTTTCTTCGCAGGCTGCGCACGTCTTTATTTCGGATTGCTGTTGATGACAGTGCGGGCAGCGCATGCCGTGGAAATGCGGGTCGAATGCCTCGCCGCAGCTTTTACATTTCGGCGCGCTACGGTGCAACGTTTGACACTTGGGGCAGGTTTTGCCGTTTTCCCACGTCTCCCACTCGGCAGCGCACACGTCACATTCCAGCAAGCGACCCGGAGCCGCCATCACAGCGTCAAGCGTGCCATGGCGCTGAATGTTGCCGCCGAAGTCCGACACAAGGCAGTTAGCGGCGTACGGCGTTATACGAGCGCCGCGTCCTAAACTTTGAGCGTACAGCACGGCGGATTTGGTAGCGCGGCAAAACGCCATGTAGTCAATGTCTACCACGTTGAAACCCGTCGTGAACATATTGCATGAGACGAGGATCTCTGCGTGTCCGGCCTTGAACGCCTGTACGGCTTTGTCACGTTTGCCTGTGATAGAGTGCGAATGCACACCGACAACTGAGGCATTGAGCTTGTGCAGCTCTGTTTCCATCTTATCGACGTGCTCAATATTGCAACAGAATACTAGCACGCGGCGGCGCCCGTACTTTTGCATAACCTCCAGAATTGTTTTCGCGTGACTTGGCGAGAGCTTGATTGCTCGCGGCGCCATTTCGTCCATGTCGAAGTCGCCGGCTACGGTTTTTAGTCCTTCGACTTCGATTGTTTCATCTTCGCCGGCATCCACTGGGACCAGTGGCTTAACGTAGCCGTCACGCAAGGCGTCAAGGAACGAATATTTGAAAACGACTGGGCCGAACGTACGGTTAAGGTCGCCAGTGCCGTCTGATCGGAACGGCGTTGCAGTCAATCCGTGAACTTTGGTTTGTGCGAGTTTATCGAACAGCCGCCGGTATTGAGACGACTTAGCGGGTGGCGTCCTGTGAACTTCATCCACAAGTATCGCCACCACGTCACGGAATAGGTGCAATCTACTAACGATTGTTCCGATAGTTCCAACGGTGACTCTGGCAAAGGCGTTGACGCTGATGGACGCGGAGCAGACGCCGGGGTTTATGCCGTGCCGCTTGCACGCTTCGGTATTTTGTACGACCAGCTCTTTATTGTGTGCAACAACAATCACGCGTCCGAATTGCATATAATGTGCAGCCAACATTGCCAGCATATCGGATTTGCCCGCCGCAACTGAAATTTCGGCGACACTAAAACGGCCGTCGTGATTAATGAGCGTTTGTACGCCTTCGGTTTGATGCCGGCGCGGTACGAACAGCGGGGGCGGCGTTATGGGGAAGCCGGCGTGCATGGTAAATTAGTGTCTCAATTCCAAAGCCATGCGATGCACGCGCCAGCGGCTACCCAAACAAACAGCATCGCCATGATCCGCGTCGCGTTACCGGGTTGCCAAAGGAAGGGACCAGCAGCGGCGCCAATCCCGATCAGTAGAAACGTTCCGATGATTGTCCACATTATTAGTAGCCCTCTTTCACGAACTCAATTTCTCGCTCTAGGCCGATGCCGACAAAGCCAAGACGTTTCAGCCGTATCCGCAACAGCACTTCGTCGGAATATGTCTTTGGGCTGGCGTTGAACCAGTCAACTTCAAATTTATAGGCGTTACGCCACTCGCTCCAGTCAAAGAACGGCGCTGGCAATGAGTTGGGCTCGGTGCTGGGCGTGGTCATGAGGAGAGCTTCATTTCCTGAAGGGCAACAAATCTGGTTAGTTGCCCTTCAGTTAGTTGAAACTCGATACGGACGCCCTGCTTTTGAAGGTCCACAATTTTATCGCAGACCTTAAGCAGATCATCCTTAACTTTGTTCACTTGCTCAACGATGCTCATTGCTTTCTCCCCAAATGTCTCAGATCCCGGTCCACAGCTTCGCGCAATTTGGCTACCGTTGCGTTAACAACGTCGTCTTTGCTGCCATGGCCGCCTGCGATCGTCAGCGCGGTGGCACCCGCCAAGCCATCAACGTATGCGGCGACGACGGATTGATTGCATGCGCGGTCGCGTCGGATCATATAGGCGAACGACTGCATATGCTGACGTATCGCGTCGCGGAGCGTGACGCTGGCAGCCGTTTCGATTTTTAGTCCGTCGTCGGGCATGTTAATTAGGCTTCCTCTCTTTGCGTTCAAAACGCTCACGCCCGTCGAAAGAATTATGCACCCAAATGCCATCGTCATCGAATGGGTCGCACGTACATTTGCTCGTTCCTTCATGCGGATACAAGTCATCCGCCGGAATGACGTGTCGTTCTCCGTTGTCGAGCGCAAATACTTCCCACATGTGCGTACCTGTACTCTCAATCCCGTACGCTTGTCAATGCAACGCGTCCATGACAAAACCGAAATCATCCCACATTTCCACAAAGCCGCCACGTTCTAGGGCAATCCACTGATCATAACTGGGATAGCTAAGATAGACGCGACGCATTCCGGCGCCTTCCGAACGAATGACTGCCAACGACGTACAGGCGGGTATCTTGCTGGTCGCGTTATGGCAGGCAATCATCATCAATTGCGACATGCCGAGTGAAGCGTTTACCAGCTCGACTCGCTGATAACCGTCCAAGTGCTCCATCACGGCAGCCGTGGGCCAGTATACGGTCATTTCACAATCTCCAACTTCAATTCGCCTACCAGCTTCCACACCCGCGACATGATTTGTTGTACGCTCATGTGCGGCACATTTGGCTGACACATGCCTATGTCCTGTAATTCGATTGTCGTGCCGTCCGAAAACTTAACCTCACCGCGCGGTACGAGCTGCCCCCGCTGCGTATTGGCGATGAAAGCGAACGCCGGATTATTGGAGTGTACCACAATACAAGTGTTCGCAACAGCGTATGCGAAGTCGTTTCGCATCAGTTCGATGGTATCTTCCACCGATCGTTGCGGCGGGTCCCATGGGAATATGTCGTCAGGGGTGGTCATTTTGGTAAAAATTTCTTTTCTGTTTCTGTGCGTTCACACGTCACGCCGATGCCGTGCATATCAATCGCGCCGTCGTCCATAAAAGCATGGTCGTAACCAGCGTCGCGGAGTTTCGCCGCTATTTCATCGTATGCGACTTTTGAAAGCTCTAGCTCTGCGTACGTATGCGTCTGTCTTATAGCCATGGAAATTCCCTGCTCAAGTAGCCCGCGTCCATCGGGTACGTTATAGGCTTGCCGTCGTCGCTGTCCGACCAAACTACTCCCATGGTAGTTTTGTCTGCGTCCACGGTAACGACGGTTCCGCGCTCGCGGCCGGAATAGATTGCGTCTCCCACGGCATAGGGTGCGGCTTGTACGGTTTGTGCGTCGCCCCAAGGATACATCGAATCCCGTCAGCCTCTTTATTGCCGCACGCGCAGACACCATCCCACTCGCCGTTTGCGTCTAGGGCCATCATCCCGCCAGAGAAAATTTGTGCTTGTTGAGATAGACAGATATTTCTTCGCGGGTCCCAAAACGAGGGCATACTATGCAGAGTTCCTCGCTTACCAAATACCACAAATCTGCGTTATCGTCAGGGCCGTCACTTGATTGAAACAAAACTGCCGTGCCACGCGCGCCGAGACGTACGCGCAAGCCACGTTTAATGTCCTCTGGCGCCCATCTTTCACGCCCCAACCAATGGCTAATTTTTTCATCTGCCACGGCCTCATCTGCTACGGTGTCTGCCACGGGAAACTCTCCTTCGGTATGTCGATTGCGAACGGTATCACCAATTCCTGCCGTACACTACCACTCGGCGCAAAGATCGTCAAGAACGGATAACCGTACAGCGGCCTAAAATGTCCACTTTCAAGCAAGCCCTTTATGCCATCCTCGAACATCTTCTTGGCGGCGTCCTTGCTGACGACGTAACCGGGCACTTCGCCTTTGACGGCATGGCCTATTTCGGCTGCCACGCTATCGAATTTGACAATGCTGCCGGCGCGTAACGCGTCCATGCCGGCAGCGGTAACACCCGGCAGCATTGCGGCCAGCCTAAGCACGGCGGACTGCTCTTTGTTCTCTTTTATCACTTCGGACGTACGCTTGAACACGTTGACGGTGGTTGTACGGCCTTTCGCGTCTTTGCCGTAGTTCTCCGAGACGATCTTACCTGTGTAGCTCTTGGCCTTCGGGGCGCCGCGCGCCTTGCCGCAATCAACCGACACAAAGTCGTTGCGACCACTGGTCACGCGATACACAAAGCCGCTGTTGCCTGTCTTGGCGCCGTTACCTTTCTGCCAAGCATCTTCGTTGCCTAACGGCAAATGATCAGTGACGAGTACAGCGGCGCCCGTACGCCGCGCCAAGCTTTTCAAAATGAACATGGCTTTCAACACGGCTTCGGTATCGTTGTCAGCGAAACACAAACCAGACGCGCCCCACGTATCGAGCACGATCATATCAATGCGTTTGTCCATCGCAGCCATGGCTTGAAACTGCGCCACGCATTGTTGCTCGAATGCCATCGGCTCGTTGACGCCACGTATTATGTGGAATCGCCCCGCCAGCTCAGTCGCATTTGGTTCCTGGCATAGCAGGTGCCTTACGCGTCGTTCTGTGCCGTAGTCATCTTCAGCGGCAATCCACAGTACATGACCATTTGTGCGCTCGTTATCGGCGTCGAGCCACGGCCGCCCCCGAAGAAATTGAAAAGCCAAGTCACTAACAAGCGCGGACTTACCGGCCCCGCTGTGCCCGGTGAAAAAGTGAACCTCACCACATAGTACCCGTTGATATAGTAGCCACGGTAGCTCTGCACTGTCGTCCTCCAAGGATATTTCAAAGCCCGAACGCTTGGCGAGCGTCGGCGCTATCTGCGCGTCGTGCAAGCCCTGTATCATTGTACGGCGCGACATAACCGCTTGCATAATCAGATTGCCGCGCAATACCGGCAACTGATCTTGCCGCGTTATTTCCTCGCCCAGCGTACGGCCGCCAATGCCTTCGTCCAGGCTGTGCCCGGCGCCAGTTATGGCATCTTCAATCTCGCGCCGCGTACACATGCCATGCTGCTCGGCGAATTTCAGCACGCCGACAATGGCGAAGATCGTAGATCCGCGGCCTTCAGTCTTGCCTAACAGTTCGTGCTTTAGCATTCCGAGATAGCGCTGGGCGGCGTCGTGGCCGGCTTGCCATTCATCGTACGTCTGCGGTGTTGCGTATTTCAGCTCATCGGCGCTGGCCGTTTCATGCTCGGCTGCAAAGCGCAATGACGTACCGGCGCGCAGCGGGACTTCGGAAAGAACTTTTTGGAGTTGTTCGGTTGTCAGGCGTGGCCAGTCGCTCGCCCAGTTCTCCCAGCGATAGTCTTGGCCGGTGTCCTTATGTGGACCAAAGGCGATAAATTGGCCGCCCATTAATTGCAGTTTGTTGCCGTCTGGAAAGCTGAATGTGCGGCCCTGTACGGGTGCATCAATGAGATAAAACGGAATTAAGAATTTTGGTTCGCGACCCCAGCGTACGGGAATGTTCGGGCCTAGGACGGAACGGAAAGCGGCTAAGAGGCGTTGCGATATTTGCGGGTCCGTGTGGTCGCAATCGAAAGCCGTCAGGCCGCCGTCGCCACAGCGCAGCCCTACGCTGCCAGCGCCAGGGTGTGCGATTGGTGAAGTCCAAATATCCCAGCCCGACCCAATCGGCGCCTTGGAATTTCGGGCTATGGCGAGGGGGAAAAGACCGCGCGCAATCGCGGCATCCCAAAAGGATTGTATGTTGTACGCAGTTGTGCTAGTGGGGGCAAGCATTCACATGCCATAGATGTGGTGCAGCTTCTAGCCCGCGTCGGAGTCGAGCCCGACGCGGGTTTTTCTTTTTATGCCTGCGTCATGGGATTGTCAAATCTCTTGCCAATCAAAACAACATGCGCTCATTTCGCGCATTTGAAACCACCAAGAATAAATATTCTTCAGTGTGCATGGGTAGCGCTCAAAGTACGGCTGCACCGTCCTACCCTCCAATCAAAGCCGATCCGAACAACACGGCGCCCAGGAATAACGTTAGCGCGATAAGCGCCAGAAAATCGCTTGCTTCGGCACGCATTTTAGTTTCTCCTATCGAAATACGCGCGGTACTGATCCGCAGTCACAGTTGTTTTGCCGTCGCAATAAGGACATTCACGCTCTGGCGAGCGATTGCCGGACCATCTCTTGATTACGCCTTGCCCTTGGCAGGCAGGACACTGAATGCCTTTGTTTTGTTCGCTCATATTGTCCCCATTACAACACGAAACATGACATACGCAAAGAACGCGGTAACGATCAGCAACGCACCGCCGACGACGATTCGCGCCGTACGTACGCCGAAGGCGAATGTTATAGCGGCAACGAGCATGAAAAGCCCAACGCCGCCGTATCTGTGGTGGCCGCCGTAGCTCATGGCGGAAGCTCCCCAGTGGCTTTTAGCGCTTCCACAGTGATGCAACGAATATCAAAATAATTCGTACTGCCGAGCGGTGCGCCTTTGGCGTACATCTTTTTATTTACTTCCCGGAGTGCCTCGGCGAGCACTTTCACTTTTTGAGCGTCGCTCATCACACTGCCTCCCGCTCGAACTGCGACCACCACGCGACGGAACGGCCGTAGCGCAGCGCTTCGACCATGTCGGCACAGGCTACGTCGAATTCCTCACCGCTGCAAGCGATTGCCAGCTTGCGCGCGGCTTCCTGGATCACTTCGTTGTCGGTTTTGATTCGGTTAATCATTTTCGCTCTCCAGCGGTTCGTTGTTTCGTTGGCGTTTTCGATGTACGTACATGTACACTCACTAAAAACCCTTGTCAACACTCCCAAGGCATTTTTTGCACATTATTTTTAGTGAGCCATTTTTGCAACAGTTCTTGGCCTGCGGCATCCAGCGGCTTTAAAGCAGTGTCGCGCGTCAGGATAGCGGCCTGTGGGTTCTTTTCCAGCCACTTCCGGCCTAGTTCCTCGGTTGCCGCGGCCCTTGCATCCGTCAGTGGTTCCTGCGTGAAAGCCGAGACGCGCGGCACATTCATGGATGGCAGCTCGTAAACCGCCAGCCTGGATTTTAAGATTTCGTTCTCTGCGTGCAGTGCGGCATTGCGTGCGTATAAGCCCGTCAATTCCTCTTTCATGGTGACGTTGGCCGTACGCAGTTTTTCGGCCGCCTCGACCGATACACCGATGCCGGCCGGGACCATCTTCATGCGGTGCTTTTCGCAATTTCGCAGCCCGAAGCCGCTGTTGTGCGCTTCGCCATCCGCCGTCGATTGCGTGACGTGGATACCGAAACGCTCGCCACAGGTCGCGCATGGCCGCTCGAAGCGCACCATGCCGCGGTATACCTTGCCCTTGCCGTTGCTGATTTCGCAGGTGCCGGGTATCCGATCCCAGCCAGCGCGCTTATCCGTGTTTGTCATGGTGCCAAACCCTCTGTTGCGATTTTGATTGCAGCGGCAGCGAGTGCTTCAATAAAATAGGCGTTGACAGGGTTTTGGCGTGTGTTAGCAGCGTGCGCGTGGATTGCTCGGAGAGTAGAGAGCATCGCCCAGTATTGCGGGTCGTACTCGCGGCCCCATTCGCGCTCGTAATCGGCTTTCAGTTGCTTTTGCTGCTTGGGCGTAATCACAACTACGGGACAGTCCGGTTTGTTGTAGCGCGCTCGGATGTTGTCTGTACAGCGCGCAGCATACACCCAATTTGGACCGAAACGCTCTTTTATGAAGGCTCCAAACGACTTTTGCTCAATCATGACACTCTCCAGCGGTTTAACTATCCGTCTTATGTCATACGTTTTTAGCCGTGTCAAGCACGTTAATGGACGTTTTTGCCATGTATATACAAATTATAAATGGATATGAATGGTAAAATCCGTTAATAGACCCCATTGTGATACACATGGACGTATGACAAGGATTATGTACCTAATTTACAGCTTTGCTGTCGGGGGTCCTTCCCAAAGGTCGGACCCCCTTGTAAGCAGGAAAATACTGAGATAATTTAGGGCTATGAACGCGCTTACGACAACATCGGCTAGGCTGCCTGAAATAGCCCTACAGACGGCTAATCTGCATCAAGCACGGATAAGCGCGCTCGTACGGATGAAAAGCCCGACTCTCACTACGGCCTGCAGACAAGCCGGATTGCCGATCGAACTCGCGGAGCTTTGCGGCGGATTGCTTGCGAGCGTCGTTGATGACCTAGTGAATATCGGTCGGCTGCCTCGATCGGATTTCGAGCGCACAAAGCGCAAGCAACGCGTTCTAGCGGCTGCCGATGAGCCTGCAGCGTCGGCCCTGCGGATTGCCATCGTTGCGTCGCCGGTCAATGGGCGAGCGGCTGTGGCTCACTGGGACGCCATCTGTGAAGGCTACGAGTTGGGCAAGCTGGCCTGGCTGCTCGGTATGGACACGGAAACGAGCTGGGGTTATGGTCGAAGGATGGAAAAGCGGCAACGAGCGGAGCAAGCGGGCCGTTGAGCGTTCAAGCGTCTGGCGAAAGCCGGTGCGCCGGTCCCGAGTGAACGTCGGGTCTCATCAACGGTCCTCTTGCTCCGCTAAAGATAATCGTGAAAATAGGCGTTGACAGGGTTTTGGCGTGTGTTAGTGTACGTACATCGACAAACCGCTGGAGAGTGACATGGCCCTAGATCAGCAGCAAAGCAAAAAACTCGGCAATAAGCTTTGTATGTTTGGACTGTCCGAAGCTGAAGTGCAGGCATTCGTTGTTCAGCTCTTAAAGAGCGGCGTTAAACTGCCGTACGCTTCTGAGATTTATAATTCGTATAGGGCTTGACACTAGCTAAAATCTTCCGTACAACTGTAATCGTAAAATTCAACGCTGGAGAGCGAAATGAACACGAACATCCCCGCACTTGAAATCGTTTACGACACGCTGCAAAGCGCGCTGGCGCAGTTGCAGGCCATCAGTGCCGAGGCCATCGAAAGCGCCAATCTCGTACCGATGGTCAAAGCGGTACAGGCGATCGGTGCATTCCAGGCTGCTATCGACGCACAAATCCAAGCGCGTGCGATCGGCAACGGCGAGCTGATTCCCGGCGTCGTCGTCAAGGACAGCGTTACGCACCGCCGCTGGTCTGATCCCGAAGTCGCGGCGCAGCTCGCACAAGAGACGCTTGGCGATAAGGCTTTCAGCCGTATGCTGCTTTCGCCGGCACAAATGGAAAAGCTGGGCGATGATGGCAAGTCGTTTGTTGCTGTGGCTTCGTTCAAGCCGGAAGCTGGCAAGCGAGTGGTGTACTAATGCCGCGCAACATGCTGATGGATTGTTTAGGCGAGGCGGCGATGGACAACGTTCTTCATTTGTCGCTGTTCTGGCTAAACTGGGGCACGTTGGACTACGAGACTGCATGCTTCGCTTGGAACGAGTTGTGACCCGCTACCATCGCAAATGGGACCGTCGCGGCAGGCTGCTCAGCGCCGTACAAAAACTACTCGCCGGCATAATCATTGCCAGCGATAAGTCAGTGATCGAGCGCGGCCTGCCGCGCAATGCGGAATCGGAGCGTCTGTACGTGCGTTCCGAGTCGATGGTTGCCAGGATCAAGAGGGAGTTGAGCAATGGCTGAACGTACGCTGGCGCACGATCGCAGTATTGACGCCAAGATCGCGCGGCTGCGTCAGCGCTTGAAAGATGCGCCGCTCGACGTTAACGTACGCGCAATTCTACTCGGCATCTTGGATTTGCTCGGGGATGAGCTATGAATTCGCGAGACTGCGGCGAAGCATGGGCCTGGATCGGCTTAGGTCTTTTCATTGCACTTGCGGCGGTGACTCCGAGCGTGTTCTTGCACTTGCTTGTGCTGTACGGAGGTTGATGTGAAAGACATTACGAATGAGATGGTGATCGCGGCTGTTAAGGCGCGCAAAGCGTTCCTGATTAATCTACACAACAAAAACAACTATGAACACGCTGCGATGCGAGAGGCGCTTAAAGCCGCGCTTAGCACTTGTGACGAACAGCGCCCTCAATGGTCGCACGGGAGCGAACAATGAACCTGAAAGAATTTTCCGCGCTCACACCCGGCGACAAGATCGAAAACCATGCCGTCGGCGGCACCGGGCACGGCGAGATTGTCGAATGCACGTCAAGCGGCGTGCGCGTCGTGTGGGGGCCGCGCCACGACAAGGAAACGAAATTCTTTTACAGCGTCGTCGGTACGGCCTGGATGCAGTGGAGTAAGGTGCTGTGAAGTGGGACGATAAAAACATCGGCACGCTTACGAGGCTCCGGGCCGAAGGCGTTTCAGCGGGCAACATCGCCGCCGTACTTAATACAAATCGAAACGCCGTAATCGGTAAAATACATCGCCTAGGACTGCCGCAACCCGCTGCAAAACAGCCGTACAAACGAGGGCGGCACGTTGTAATGCCAGGACTGCCGCAACCCGCTGCAAAACAGCCGTACAAACGAGGGCGGCACGTTGTAATGCCAGGACGGCCAAAGGTGACGCCGTCAAAACAGAAATCAGGACCGCAAATCGTACGTGCATTGGCGCCATCAATTCAGCCCGTGCTGCCTTCAATGCCAAACGGCTCCAACATTCCGACCGTACAACGCTGTACGCTATTGCAGCTCACCAGCGGTGTCTGCAAATGGCCGTTCGGCGAGCCCGCGTCGCCTGATTTCTTTTTCTGCGGCGGCGACGCTGTGGACGGCAAGCCGTATTGCGCGGGGCACTGCCGCGTGGCTTATCGGGGCTACTGGAATTAGGGCTTTGGTCGTGCTACCGTCCCGCAATTCAGTTGCGGAGCGGTCAAAATGTCTGACGTTAGCGGCCCCAGTATATTCGGCGGCGGCCTCGATACTCAATCGGGTGCGCCAGCGTATAGCGGTGACGGCAGCGGTGCTCTGCCGAACACGCCTGTGATGCCGAATATCGGCCCTAGTACGCAGGCGCCCGTACCGCAGCCGCAGAGCAGCGCGCCGACGTTTGGCAGTTCGTTAAGCCTGCTCCCGAATTACAACGTAGATCCTCAAACGTCGGCGCTCGATCAGTCGGCGAGTCTGTTACAGCAGCGCATTACGCGCGCCGGGCAGATTGCGACGAATCCGCTCGCGGCTTTCTTCAATCCCGAAGGCGTGCAAGCGGCGCGCGACGCCGTGCCGAAGATGACGGAACAGCTCACGAAAATTCAGCAACAGAAAGCCGCCGTACAAGCCGGCCGTGCGCAGGCGCAATCGTTGGGGTTGACGCCGGATGAAGCGCCGGACCAAGCGACCGCGGATGATCGGCTCGAAGTCGCGTCCGCGAAGGCGCTCAAAGGCGACGTACGTGCGTTCCAGGGCATATCGGCTATCGCACCCGATAAGGCCGCTGCCATAGCGCCGCAGTTCTACGCAGCGATTGGCGGCCATCTGGACAACGCGCAGACCGCTTTCGACAGCCTGTCGGGCATGGAAAACGAGGGGCAGTACCAAGCTAAGATCAAACAACTTCGACAAGATGGTACGTTGACTGATCTCGAAGGTGCCGGCCTGAAATTGCCGCCGACGTTTGACGCTTTCAAGGCCGCGGCGCCGGCTGAAGCGTTGGCGCTCCGCAACGCGCGTGCCGCCATCAATTCGCAGGGGCAAGCGTTGGAGCAGCGCAACACGTACGTTCCGATGGAAACAAAGGAACAGGATACGTACAAAGGCGCGCTGAAAACCGTGTACGGCGACGAGCTGAATCTAGGGCCGTGGTCGCGCAACGGTGCATCGGGCACGCGCGGCCAGCTTGCAAATGGTATTGCGACTGTGGACGACTACGGTAAGACCGGCGGCGGCGCGACAGCGGACCAGCGCAAGGAGCTTGGCGACGAATTTAAGACCGCCGCGCCCCCAGCGGATATTGAAAAATATCGGGGCTTCAATCGCATTTACGACATCGCCACGAAGGACGCGAACGGAAACCCGCTGCCGCCGGACAAAATCAACACCAATCCGAATGTACAACAAGGCGTCGCCGAAGGCTTGGCGTCGATGCTGCGCGGCGGCCGGGCCAGTGCCAACGTCGGCTTGCTGAACATCGAAACGTCTAAGCGCGGCGTTATTCAGGGCCTTTTTGACAAGATCCAAAGCGGCTACGCGGGTGCGCTTAATACTTTAACAGGTGAGGAAGCGCGCCCGTACTTGACCGGGCTTTCGCAGCAACAAATTCGCGAAGTCATGGACGGCCTGAAACAGTGGAACGACAGCAGCATCGGCGATCGCGCAACCGGAATTGCGAGGCGCGCGGGCGCGCTGGGGCTTGATGCGTCGGCGCTAGGGCTCGGAAATGACGAAGCGAACGGTGTTATCAACAGTGCTATTGAGCAAGGCCGTCAGGCGCAAGTCGAGCGCATGCGTCCGTACTTCCAGCCGATCGGCGCCGGCAATGGCGTGCTGCAGCTCGGTGCGCAGCGTCCTGGCGCGGGTGCTATCAGCCTGCCGCCCGGTTCGCAGACGGCAAATCAGCTTCCGGGCGCGCAGCCCCTCTTGACACCCGTACAGCAGGCGAGGCAGAATGGGGATGCTACACCTCCGGGTGGTAGCCCCTCAGCCCCGCCCGCCCCGCAGCCGCCAAACAGCAACGGGGCGGCCACCTCTCAGCCTTCAGCGCCACAGCAGCAGCCCGTTACGGTCGCCGGCCAGCAAGTCAACATGGCGTTACCGCCGGGCGCGTCGCCTGCGTACGTCGCTTCGCTGCAGCGCATTGAAACCGGTAACGAGCGCAATCCGTGGACCGCGAAAGCCGACAGTACAAGCGCTGGCGGCGCGTATCAGTTCATCAAAACGACTTGGGATGCGAACAAGCCGCCGGGCGCTCCAGCGCGTGCGGCCGATGCCACGCCGGAACAGCAGACGGCGGCGCTTGAAAAGTTGACGAATACAAACGCAACTTCGCTGCAAACTGCCGGCGTGCCTGTCAACGACACAAATCTGTACATTGCGCATAATCTTGGTGCGGGTGCCGCGGCTTCGTTGCTGAAGGCAAATCCTAACGCCGATGCGCGTACGGTTATCGGCGATGCGGCCGCAGACCCGGCATTTTTCAAAGGGCGCCCGACTGTCGCGACGGTACTTGGTCGGTATCAAGCAAAAATCGCACAAGACGTTTCCGACACAGTGCCGCGTCGTCCCGCTCCGCTGCCGGGCGCCGAACCAACTGCCGGCAATCCGATGGACGATCCCGCCACGATGGCGTGGAACCATCTGACGCCGGCACAGCAAGAGCAGGGGCGGCGTGGTGGCGTTGATATGCTTGCCGATGCGGCGCCTGCAGCTCTTTCAACAATAGGCGCTGGAGTCGGCGTGCTTGGCGGTCCCGTCGGCGCCATTGCCGGCGGTGCGGCTGGCGGCGGTGCCGGCACAGTTTTGAAAAACTACATCAAAGGCAAGCCGCAAGACGCAATCGAAACGACCGAACAAGCGGCACTCGGCGGCGTGCTTGGTGTTGCATCGGCTGCGCGTCCGCTGGCGGCTGTTGCGGGCCGCGTCATTGGCAGTGCTGGTGTCGAGGCTGGCAAAACAGCGGCGGAAGGGGGTAACGCCCCCGATGTGGTCGATGCGGGGCTGCGCGGCGGCGCCGCTGCCCTCGGCGGCGAAGCGTTCGGCCGCGCGCTCGGCATGGCTGGGCATAAGGTTTTCAGTTTGTTTGCACCCGATGCAAAAGCAGCCGTACAGGACGCCGCAAAGACGTACGCGGACAGCTCTAAAATCCTGGAAACTGAGCCGCCAAAATTGCCGGGCGTTGGTGGCGCGGCTTCAGGGCCAAACCCGAAGTACGATGCTGCGCAGGCTGCGAAGGACAAAGCTGAAACGACGCTGAAAGACGCTGGCCTGGACCCGGAAGAAGCTGCGTACGCACACAAAGTCAGTTCTGAAGGCGTGCCATTGCAGGAAGCGCAAGTGAATAAGCCCGTTGCGCAGGAACAACGGAGCATTGGCGCTGGCTACCAGCAATTAGAACAGGAAGTCGCCGATAAAGGCGTCGGCGCCGTGAAAGCCACGCCAAAATTGCCTGACGGTCCTATGGCCGCTGTTGTAAATAAGCAGGTTTCCGCCGCGCATGCCGAACTTGCGGAACGTACGGAAATGGCGATCACGGCGCCGGCCGCGAATTGGCAAGAAAAGTGGAATCAATTGAAGGATGCGCGTTCAAATCTGTTGCAAGCTGAACGCGACGCGCTTGGCAGCACCGCAACCGGCAAAACGCAAACCGCAAATGACATGCGTACGCTGGCCGATACTGTGCGCACGCAGCAAGCAAAGGCCGCCAATTACGTGTTTGGTCCGACACAAGGGCCGCAAGTCATGCAACGGCTTAGCGCGCTTGACGTGCGCTACCGTCGCTTGATGGACGCAACGAACGGCGGCGATCTCGCGCAAGCGGCGCGGCTGAAAGGTCAGGAAGGCCGCGACGCCGATCAGCGTTTCAAGGCGTTTGCTGCGAACGACCCGACTGCGATAGCGGCCTGGAACGCTATGCGCGGGGCTGCGCCTAACTACGAGAAAGGCGTTCTCAATCTTGTGGCGGCCGAACGCATTCCATACTTAGGAAAGCTGTACAGCGGCGTTAAATTGCTGGGTAGCCTTAATCGTTGGATGCAAGAGCGTGCAGCCGGCAGTCCTGCGAAGTTCTCTGATATTCTAGGCGCGATGCCGGACAGCGGCGCTCGTACGGCGCGCAATGTTGCCGGTACGATAGCGCAGCGCGGCGCTGTACAAGGTGCAGGGGCTTCGCCGTAGGCGGTATATTTGATGTTCCCGTGGCTCTACCCACAAAAACCCAAAGCAACAACGCCGCGTGAAATCATGATCGAACGGCTACGTGAAGGCGTGCCGCATGAATTGGCGTCGCGAGCTGCCGGTATTGATTGGAGTACGGTAAAAGACGACCCCGAAATCGATAAGGCGCTTGCTGAAGGCGAGATAGTGTTATTCGAGCGTGCGCGCGATAGCGGCGTTACCGGCGTTGTACGTGCGGCGTTGAGAAATGAAACTAAGTCTTGGGTCCCCAAAGCCGAAGCGCAATTGGGTCTGAGTCTTGAGGATTACCTTCGAGATTGACGGGCTTCGGCAGTTCGCGCCGTAGGAAGTCGGGTATTTCGTTGTAGTCCGGCTCAGTTGCGGAAGTTAACTATACGGGTAGTTTTTCCCATGGGTGCGTCATGGCAATTAAACCTCAGTTAACCGGGGAACGCGCGGCCGACCATGAAGCCGATCAGAAACCAGCTTAGAGCCGTGGCGGCCGATATGTAGAGAACATCGCGAAGGGCTATCATTCGGATTTCAACCCAAGTTGTTTGGCGCGCTGAGTGAGCAGGTCCAAGGCGCACTGCGAAAGCGGCCTGTTGTCGAAGGGGCAGTCGCACCCGTGCTTTCGACACCAGCATTGAGGATCATGATAAAATCCACACTTTGGATCAGGCGCTGTCGGCATGATTTTCTCCGTCCATCAGGTGAGCCGCCGCACAGTCCAACGTCACCGCTGGACCACTCTCACCGATCAAGGTTTGGGCGGCCATTCGCCCGTCTTGGAGGTAGAGAGCTTTAAAAACGGCGGCTCGCCTCATAGCAGTTTCTCGACCGGAAGATTGGGCAATGGACGCTGCACCATTTCGACCGCCTCAAGAATAAAATAAGGCTGACGATCCATATCCCCGTGCGCCAGCCAAGTGGCGCGCTCCACTGCCTCCGCGTGGGTGGGGAAGATTTCAAGCTTCCCGCTGTTCTTGTGCGAGTAGACCATCCAAAGTTTTTTCACGTCATTCTCCATGTTAAGCAGAAGTTAACGCCCGTACATACAAGTACGGTAGCGCAGCCTGCAAACCACGTCAATACCCACTAGATGTATGACATTTTAAGACCCGAATACTAGCTATTGACGTATGACGGTCTGCCGTGCCACGTTCTCATTCACCGATTTAATTTTGCCAATCGAAAGGCAGCTCCAATGACGAATATCGTTAACGCTGGCACGCTCGGTGGCGGCTTTCGGGCATATTCGGGACTCCTACCTGTGATGCCGGGTGGCGGCGGTTCTCAATCGCAAGCGTCCGTGCGTTATTTCCACATTCCGGCCGCCAATGCGGCAGCGATTTTCCGGGGTGATATGGTCGTCATGGCTTCCGGTTCGATCGGCACGCCGGGCGGCGCCGATCTGCCGTACAACATCGGGACGCCGGCAACACCGTCCGTCGTCATCGGTAACGGCGGTGGCACGCTGCTGGGCAACCAATCTATGGCCCCGAATATTTCGCGTTGGGTGCCGGGCGATACGACCAGCGTGCTTGCGGGCCTCGTTGTCGGTTTCGGCCCGATTACGCTTTACCAAGTAAAGAACGGTTTTCAGTACGCGCCGGCTTCGACCGAATGCTGGGCTGCCGTCGAAACCAGCACCGGCATCGAAATGGATATTACGATGCCGACCGTGCCGGGGACGGCGTTCAATCTGGACCTCATGTCCGGTATCGACGTGAAGGCCAACGCCGCACAGCAAGCAACACGCTTCGGCATTTCCGGCGTGTCGCTCGACCCGGCGACCATCGCCACGACTTCGACGCTCCCGCTTCGACTGATCGATTCGGGCGATCAGATCGGCAACGATCCGACTTCGGCCGGCTTCGTCGCGCGGGTGCTTTTCAACAGCAGCCGCCATTATCGCGGCGGTGGTGCCTTCATCGCCGACTAAGCGCAAACGCAGGAACAAAGGAAACCGATCATGAAATACGTTCGCATTGCGCTGGCCGCACTGGTTTTGCTGGCGCCGCTTCCCGCCGTCGCGCAGACCGTCGTACAGGTTCCCACAGTCGTAGTCTCGAATACCGTCGTTGACTTGGGCAACGGGCCGACTGAAATTCGGACGCTCCAGGGCAATCTTGGGCTGTTCACGTCATCGGGTTCGGGCGTCGGCAGCACGTCGGGTTCGTCCACGACGTTGACGCTGACGGCGACCGCCGCGGCAGATCCGCCGTGCGTCGGTTGCATTATTTCCGGCACGGGTATTACGTCGGGGACCACCGTTGCCGCGTTCAACGGTACGACGGGTATCACACTATCGGCTGCCATGACCGTCGCTTCATCTACGGCGCTCGCGTGGGGCCAAGCTTGTCCGACAACGCAGCCGTCAAATCCGATGGCGCTCGTACAGGCCGCTGTTGGCTCCGATTTCCCGATGTACACGCAGGCTCGCGTGTGTGCGTACGGCAATCGCGGCCCTGGCGCGATGCTCGCTCAGTTTGCCATCGGGGCGCACTAATACAGCCAGCAAAGGGCATGACCCGCGATGGCTGCCAATCCGATCAAAACCATACCGCGAAGCTATCAGTCGTGGGTCAACCTCGCTGCGACGCCAGCGACTGACTTTGAGCTGGATGCAGGGCGATACGGGCTCACGATAGCTGCTGCCGGCTTTACCAGCTACCAGCTTCAAAGGTTGCTGCCTGACGGTGCGACGTACGTACCCGCCATGCCGGTAGCGGCTGCATCCGGCTATACAGAAATGCAGTTGCCGGCTGGGCGCTATAGCATGGTCGTTGTCGGCGCGACGGCGTTTACTGGCTTGATCGAGAAAATCGACACGGGGCGCGCACGATGAAGAAATTTTTATTCATCGTTCTTGCGTTGCTTGGTGCGATCGGCCCTGCGGATGCTCAACAGCCGCAAGCCTTGATCGTGGCAACGTGCGGTACGCCGCCCGTTTCGTACGTTGCCGGTACGTACGGCATTCTTACGATGGATACGACGGGGAAGCTTTGCGATAGCGCCACTGGGGGCGGCG